ACCATTGAGCTCAAGGTGACCCATGACGATCTGCGCTGAGGTTCCCTTGATTGCATCCATGCTCTCCTGGTAGTTGTCCTCACTTATCCACGGCAGGAGTAGGATCGGAGTACCGTCGAACTTCAGCGTGATCGGAGAAATGTACGTAGTGATGTTCTTATACCTGCGATCAACGAGCTCATGAAGCGCATTGATCCGGTTCGTGTTCTTGTAGTAGACGTCGTGGTTACCGGCGATGATGTGACAGTCAATATCCCGGTCTCTGAGTCGATCGAGAAAATCCGAGCGCAGTCGACTCGCGGTGAGGAAGTTGACGTACTTGCGCCTGTCGACGAGGTCTCCGAGGTGGATGAGCGTCTTGATCTGGTGCTCTTCGAGGTAGGGAAAGAAAGTACCTTCGAGGAACTTGTTGAAGTAGTCGTAGAATGCGGGTGAGTCATTGCGAATTCCCCAGTGAGTATCAGTTACCAGCGCTATCTTCAACTTTCACTTCCTCATCTTCAACGAACTTCTCGATGCCCTTCTTGGCTCGACGGCTCTTCTCTCGTGTGTTCTGCATGTAGGTCTCGTAGTCGCGGATCAGGTCGTTGACCTTGTCCATGTTGGCGAACGACGAGTCGATGTCCTTCACCTCGTCCATCTCCTGCTGCGTGGAGAGGGCACCGTCCGCCATCATCTTGTGCATGTACTTGTACTTGACGTACGTCTGCTTCTTCTCCTTCATGATGCGCCTAATGAAGGCGTTACCGATGATCTGAGTGAAGTAGGCGAACGGGTTGCTCGACTTGCTCGGATCGAAGTTGTTCACCGCTGCGACGCAGTTCTCTACTGCGTCAGCTATCATTTCGTCCCTGAAGGTGTAGTTGACGAACTTGTACTTTGTGGACAGGCGAGTGGCGATCTTGTAGAAGCATTCGCCGATGTACTCTGGAATACGAGGTGGAATAGAGCCGTCTAGCTTGGACCTCTCCACGCCGTCGCGGTACTTGATGAGTGACTCGAGTAGCGTTCTATTATTGATATAGTGTCTGCTGGTCATTCGTCGTACATTCTTTCATATGCCTTCTTCACTGACTTGAGGTCGATGGTGTCGACCGCTATGTTGCCGCACTCTCTCAGTCGCAGTCTTAGCTGCTCACTGCTCACGATACCGGGTGTCCGGTCACGCTCTCTGGAGAGCTTGTTTATCTCTATCAGGCTCTCGAGCATGTACTTCGCGGCTAGAGAGATGTCCTCTATCTTGGACTCCAGCAGCTTTATCTTGATCCTGTTGGCCTCGAGCTCTACGGCTGCCTCGAAGCACAGCGGATCGTTGCTATTGTACAACTTGTCGAGTATACTGTCAACCTTTATCTTGGACATCAGTGAATCGACGTGTTTCCCATGAGCTTGGTGAGTGCGGAAGTGAGCGCCTCCCTGGCGCTGTCCATATCTACTGAGCTGCTGTTGGTGATGGTCTTGAGTGAGTCTTCGTAGATCTTCGAGTAGTAGTCGCTTATGTCGTACATGGCGACTATGGATCCGGTATTCAGCTGCACGCTGTTTGTGCCGCCGTATGAGTTGTACTTCATGAAGACCGCAGATGGTACTCCATCGACAACTCGGTACTTGATCTCGAGTGGGTCCTCCACTGTCAGTAGTGTAGGGTCTCCCTCCCACGTCAGGACACCGTTGGACCGCATCTTCCTTCTCTCGCCCTCGTCGCTCGCGATCTTACCCACGAACTCCAGGCCGTCGGACGTCTTTATAACGACTATCTTCATTGGTTCAACTTCACGTTGTAGAGTTTATATTCGAAGTTCTCTTCGTTGTAGATCTTGACGCGCTCCATGAAGTGGTTTATGGTGTGATTGCGCTTCGCCTTCCAGGTCAGGTCGTCCGAGATGTCGTAGAGGGTGGCGACTGACTTGCCGTCCGCCTTGCGAAGGCCGCGACCGATGGACTGGAGGTTCCTGATCTTCGACTTGGACGGCGAGGCGAACACGAGGTTGGAGATGCTCGGGATGTTGATGCCCGTGCTGAACGTGCCGTAAGATGCCACGATGATCGCGTCGTTCTCCTTCGCCACGATGTGTCTGATCTCCTCGCGCTCGTCGCCGTCCACTCCGCCGTGTACGAAGAACACCCTTCGGTCCTCGTCCTTCAACAGGTCATATAGTACCTTACCATGTTTCTCGACAAATTGAAACAAAATAAGTGTGTTTCCCTCCAACGAAATCGCTAGATTCTTGATGAACCTGTTCCTGGCAGGGTTGGTGACGATGAAGTCCATCTCGGCCTGGTAGTCCATGTCCTTGACTAGCTTGCGATCTGTGTCCGGGTATCCAAGTACCAGGCACTTGATCTTGAGGTCGGAGACGTGCTTCTGCTCCATGAGCTCCGACGTCGTGATGACCTTGTATACCGGACCGAACAGGCCCTCGAGCACGAGCTGGTGGGTCTGCGTGCCGTCGAGGGTACCCGTCAGTCCGAACCGGTACTGCGTCCGGTTCAGGTTGGTCATGATGGTGTTGAGGCTCTTCGCCTTGAAGAGGTGGGCCTCATCACCGATCACTACGTCGAACTTTTGGAACCACTCTTTCCTTTGCTTGTAGACGCTTTGCCACGTGGTGATGGTGACTTGCGCTTCGGCTTCTCGCTCTTGGCCGGAGAAGATCTTGTGGATTCCTCCGGAGCCGTCATCGCCGGCGGAGTAGCCGTAGGACTCGAAGTCTCCCGCGAGCTGGTGAACCAGCGAGACGGTAGGAACCACGATAAGAGTTTTAGCATTGTAGTACCTCGTTATTAAGTAGATGATGAGTGACTTGCCGGACGCGGTGGGAGAGAGCAGCATGCACCTCTTGTTGCGCACGGCGTGGATGAAGGCCCTGAGCTGGTAGTCCCTGGGCTCTACCTTCTCCGGCAGGCCGAGGGACATCGCGAAGTTGTGGGCCTCCTTGGCCGAGAACTCCTGCTGAGAGAAGTCCGATCCGTCCACGACATCGTAGTCGCGGCTCTCACAGAACTTCCTGATGTGGGAGTACAGGCCGGCGTAGATGGCTCGGGTGACGGTATTGACTAGGCGGATCTTGCCGTCCCAGAATCGGGACTTGTAGGCGGGCATGAACTCTGCGCCGGGCACCTTGAAGGTGAAGGCGTCGGAGATCTCCTGTAGGGTACCGAGGTCGCAGTCCAGTCGGACGTAGGCCTCGTCTATCTTTGTGATCGTTACTGTGGTCACCCTAATCCATTCTCAAACTTCTTCCAGTCGATGTAGGACTTGATGGAGAATCCTCTGTTCGAGATGATCTTTATGATCGACTCGAGGACGTCCACCTTCTCCTCCTGCACACCGATCTGCAGGTTTATCTTGATGACGTCGGGGTCCGCGTCCATGTAGACGGGAACGTCGTTCTTCAGCAGTCTCATGGCAAAGGGTTCCCATCCCCTCTTCTTCAGCTCTTCTTGGTCGAGCCTCCCCATGAAGTAGTCCATCTTCACGAGCGTCAGCTCTTTCTTGTGTTCACGGAGCTGACGCAGCTTCATCCTCTCTCCCGAGAGGATCTGAAGGTATTTACCGTGCAGCTTTGGGGTGTTTACGCTCTCGTTGCCGATGTCGAGAGTGTTGATACGACTGTCCTTGGACCAGAGCTCGTGTATTTCCTCAAGCTTCATAACAGACATCCTATAGTATATTTGATTTGCTATATCGCTATTATACCACTACCGGAGTAAAAGTACACAGGATTATTGATAGCTTGGGAAGTTCGCCGTCGTGGTGGGATCTAGCTTGAACATGCGATACGTGAACTCGGCGGTGGCTTCCATGTAGGCGACGTCCGTGAGGGACGAGTCGAACTTCATGCCGGTCAGCCCGACGGGGAAGATGTCCAGGAACTTGACCTCGTGGTTGGCGTTCTTTGAGCTCGAGAGTATCATCAGAGAGGCGTCGGACCTGAGTCTCTGAGAGTCGACCGAGGACTTGTCAGCCAGCGCCCTGTACTGCTCGTAGCTCTCGGGAAATCCGAGGGCCAGCATCCAGTTGTAGATCTCCTTGTAGTTCGTGAGGTCCTCGTCGACCTTGAAGTTCACGGAGAAGTTCCCGTACGTTATCTCAGTACCGGCCACTGGAATTTTCTGGAATGGATTGGGAATCGTGGAGACGTTCAGCGAGACGCGTGGGAACTCTACCGACTGACAGAAGTAGTCGACGTTCGGCAGTCGCGTGATGACGAACTTGTACCCGAGCGGGCTGAGGAAGTTCTTGTTGGCTGTTACTTCTGCGAATGACGGCATCTCGAGGGCTCCTTCACGTATATTTAGGCAAAGAAAAAGGGGGAGGTTGCCCTCCCCCTATCGATCGGTTGACCCGATTTCTTCCTATTACAGGATGTTCTGTACCAGGACGCGACGGTAGTAGACGTTGCTGTCCTTGGTGAGAGCACCGCTGCTGGGGTTTACACCACCAGCGAACGGATTCGAGACGACGCCGTAGCGGGTCTTGAAGCCGATCTTCGGCTGGAAGGTGTCCGGATCGACGGCGCGGACCATCTGCAGCGGAA